CTATCTTGATTGAGTTTTCAATTTCTTTGTCAAGAATTTTTTTATAATACTTTTTGAAATCCCCAAACAACTCATAAACAATTTTTTCTTTTTCTTCAAAATTTAATTTTCTAAAATCTTCTTTTAAGTTTAAAATATATTTTATAATTTTTAATAATAATTTTTTATCATATTTTATTATTTTATCCGAATAATCTTTTTCTCTCCAATATTTTACAAATTCCTTTTGGTTCATTCTTCTTTTTTCTCATCAAAATCATAAAACATCGCCGTTCCAATAAAATGTAAATCCATTTCTTCTATCGTTAAAGCTTTTGTTTTAATTTTTTCAAAATCACTCAAACAAATAACGAGAAAATCATCTTCCTGATAATACCTTGTTATTTTATCAGCGGAAATTCTTATATTATCAATTTTAAGAATAATATTCATTTCTTAATTGCTTATAAATTTTATTCAATTTCTTTAATTGCTTTTTATAATAATCTCTTGCTTTAATCGAAAACAAATAAAAATCTAATAAATTCACATTGAAATATTTTTTATTAGATATTTCTTTACAGTTATTTTTCCAATATTCATAAGCCCTTTCGATTGTATTTATTTCATCGATTATATCAATCATTTCCATTATAAGATTTCCCTCCATTGATTTTTGTTATACTTTGGAGATCCAATAATAGCAATTCCAAGATTATATAATTTTGTGTTATTTTTATCGATATCGTGCCACCGTTTAGTAAGCTCATCGAAAGTCATATATTGCCTGCCGAAATCAGAAGGGTCTTCAATTATAAAACCGTTATTATCATAACCTATCGCAACAACATAATGTCCATCTTCCCAGTCATTAATGTAATCAATATTTTCTTTTTCACTCCAAGCTTGTATATCAAGTATTACTGGTATTTTTTGGTCTATATAATTTTTAATTTTTTCAATATCCATTTCACCGCTTTCAACCATTAAATCATAATTTTGTGCAACTCTAATTATATCGGTATGCTCTGTTCCCCAGTCTTCCGTTGTTCCAAGTTGTTTAACTAATTCGCTTTCTACTGCATCAATTCCGTAATACATCAAAACAGCTTGCAAACAAGATGCCCCACAGGTAAAATCATAATCTTGTCGTAAATCTGGAAATTCTAACCTTATTTAATTTTCTTCTGGTGTCAAGTTTAATGTAATATCTTTTGTTTCTTGCATCGCATTAATTTCTTTGTTTTTATTATATATTTCTTCAGCTTCCTTTATTGTTAAATCTGGATTATATTCCCTAATAAAATCAATAGGATTTTTAATATTATATTTTATCATTGTTTCAATTTCTTTTGCAATCTCATCATTACTTTTTGGAAATGTAATTTCTGGATAATCAATTACAAGTTTTGAATCTTTGGGAAACTTATATTCATCCAAATTTTGCACTTCTGCAATTAATTTTATTAACTCAAAATATCTGTTTTCAAAATCTCTTAACTTTGGAATATCATTTTTTCTTAATTGAATAGTTTCAGTTTCTTCCATTTGTTTAGCATAACCAGATTGCGCGATTCTTTCGAGATTAAAAGCATTAGGAGAAATCCCTCTATTAGAAAGTATCAATTTTCTTTTCCAATCAAAATATTCTTTTAGTTCAGAAATGTTTGTTTGCGGTGTTACATATTTAAAATCTGCTTTTGTATCTGGTGTATTATTTTTTAAATTTATTATTGAATCAGGTGCAATTCTTAATGTCGGAGCTTCTTTTTGATAACCAATTATTTTATTATTTATTCTTACGCCAATATCGTTTGTATTTTCTAATAAATTTTCCAATTCATAATCAATTAAAACAGGATTACCACCTGTAAAGAAAAAACTGTAATAACTCATTACGATATTGATAACACCTAAATCAATTATATTCTCAATATCATTTAACCAACTTTCATCCCAAAAATCATATTCATCGGTAATCAATGTTAAATTTTCTATTGGTATTCTTCCGTAAGGATTAGATAATTCTTTTTTTTCTCCACCAATATAAGCATAATTGATTTTATTTAAATCACTATCAAGAATATAATATTCGTTTTGGTTCCAAACGTGAATAATTCTTTCTTCGGTTTTATTCTCTTCATTCCAAATATAATCAAGAATACCTATTTGTTTTATTTTTTGTGCATCGTATTCATAAGTTTCAATTGCAACCTGGAAAGGATATAATATTTTATGCTTTATTTTACCATCTACAATAATTGGCATAAGTAAAATAGAACCAAATAATTTTGCGAGTTTATGAAGTTCAAGCATTTTAGTATTGAAGAAGGTGTTATTGATATACGCTGTCATTTTATTCGTTTCAATTTCATTTAATATATCATTGGTATAAATTTTTCTTGTTGGTTCTTCTGAATATATGTTACACAATAAATTTAAAATTTTTGGTAAGGGATTAATAAAATTATATGTTGCGAATCTTTCAATTGTTTCTTTTTTAAATAAACCTTTCCCCTTTTTTGTCATTCTATTTTTTAACATTTCAACGATAAACGAAGTATTATTTCTGTAGAAATTATATAATATTTCTGCATTATTTATTCTAATTCTTTCTACTTCGTTCCAGTAATTTGTTTCTACTAAATTTAATAAGCTTTTTACTTTACTCTCAAACATTTTAAAACTCAAATTATTTGTGAATATTTTTTGTCAAGAGAAAATTCATAAGTTAACATATAGCCTGTTCCATCGCTTGCATGCGTTCTATCTTTATCTTTATTTTTTTCTAACTCATAACCGTTCTCATTCCAAACAACATAACGGTAATCATCTATTAGGTATTTACAATTATTTTTGATAAAGTGTTTATTATGAGAAAATAAGCCATTTTGTATTTCAACCCTTGCTTTTACTTTTGGATTGCTTCTTAATTTAGTTTTGAAATTTGGATAATTTTTATAAAAGTTTTCTATAATATTCCAATCAGTATAACTTGTTGCTGTTGTGCGTTGCTTGATTGAAGTATAATCGCCATAAAAATAATAACCAGCAAACAAGCCATATTTATTTAATACTTCATTAAGTTTTTCACACATCAGTGGAGTATTTGCATTATACATTACAATCTCATCAAAAGTATAAATCTTGTCTTCAATAAATTGGTGTAAATTCCAAACACAAGGATTGATATTAAAATCACAGGAAATTCTTACTGGTAAGTTTAACATAGGTGTAAAATTATTTATAACAAATTTTTCATCAAATGCATAATATACTTTTCCAGTTGTAGTATTAATAAATTTGCCATATAATTTTTCTTGCAATACAAGGGGGTCAAGATTTTCTTGTAATCTTCTTATATGGTCATAACCAGCATTTAATATTATTTCATCAATCGAACCATAAACAACTTTATGAATAGATTTACCTTTTTTATCTTCTCTTGTTATTTCCTTATGATACCAATTTAATCCTTCTGGTGTACCAGTTGTAAAAATTTGCTTGACAATTGCATGTTTATCATTTAATCTTGTGATTACTCTCTTCCAAATTTCAGGTTTACACTGTGCAGGTTCATCCAGCCATATCCAACAGTATTCACCGCCCTCGATTCTTTGCGGTTTTTCTGCACTTCTCAATAAGATTTCACTATTTGAAAAATCAGGAAAAATAAATTTATGTTTTTGTTCTCGCCATATCATTCTTATATTATATTTTTCAGCAATCAATTCTAATTTCGGTTTTAAAATTTCCGAAGCCATTGATAACGTTGGTTCAATTGCAAGTCCATAAACTTTTCTATCTTTACCGTTTAATATTGTAAGAAGAATTCCTTTTTCAGCCCCACCATAAGTTTTACCGCAACGGTTTCCACCAATAAAATCAATAAAGTTAGAATGGAAATCCGCAATAAATTCAGTTTGTTTCGGTCTTGACGTTTGGAGTGTCAACATTATTATTACTATTTTTAAAATTAATAAGCTCATCTAATCGCTGATACAATTCTTTGAATTTTTCATTTGATTCTTCTTGTTCAATTGTTCCATCTTTCATTAATTCGTAAATTAACCTTTCGATGTCTAATCTTGTTTTTATAAAATTGTCAAATAATCTTAATAGCTCTGCATCATTTTTAAATTGTAATGTTGTGGCTTTCTCTTGAATTTTTTTTGCAATTATTTTTATTCCAAAATCGTTATACTTCCGTAAATTAAAAACATAGTTAGCTTCTTCTTTCCCCTGTTCTTCAAGTTTTTTTGTGTATTCTTTTTGGAAAGATTCTGCTTTTTTATTTTGAATTTCATTTACTTTTTCATAAACTTTTTGGATATTAACATTTCTTAAAGTTGTATAATAATTATAACTTTTTTCTTTACAGAAATCTCTTACTGTTTTTTTATCATTTTTTATTAGGTAATTTATTAACTCATTTTCAAGTTTTGCTTTACTTATTTTTTTTGGTTTTTTCTGCATCCCCCCTTTTCAACTCCATACAAAAAAAATTTTTAATTACTTGCTATGGCCAAAGGGGGGATTGTAATGTTGACAATATAAAAACTCTTGCAATGTTTTAACTTTTTTCGGTGTCAACTTAAATTTATCACATTTGAATTTATTGTCGATTTTTTTCATATGTGAACAGTTAGAACAAAGAATGGGTTTTTCTTTTCCAAGAACGCAAAGTTCTTCGAAGCTGTATTCAATACGGTATGTTAATCCTGGAATTGCATTTATTGGTATTATTCTTAAGCTCTGATACATAATCCCCCTTATATACAATATAAGGGAATATAGACTTTTTGCACGGATATCAATGGCAGTTTGTCAAGAAAAATGTTATAAGGAAGGAGCAAAAAAAAGCCGTGATTTTTTCACGGCTTATTTATTGAAATTGAAGATTAGAAATTCTATTCCTGAATTCTTTTTTCAATTTCAATTATTTCATTGATAATTTGGCTCCTACTTTTACCTTTTTCTTTAGCTAAATTATCAATGAAACGCAAATTTTCAGGGGTTATATATATTGATATATTACCCCCTCTTTCTTTTCCTTTTTTATTTTCTTTTTCTTCTTTCATTTTTTCTCCCCGTTATTTAAAATTAATTATTTAAATTTTTT